AAGGATTAACAGCTTTAACTTGTTTTGTTTGTGCCATTGAACGAGCTAACGCTTTTGTATATCTTGAAGACAATCTGTCATACAAGTTATCTTCAATCGCTTCTTCAGTGATTGAGAACGCTAAAGCTACAGTTTCATGAGTGTATCTTGCAGTGAAAGTCTCTTGAGCATTGTCAAAAGTAACACCAGAACCCTCAGGTTTAACTTGTGCTTGAGCGAAACCTGATAACATAACTTCTTCTTCAAAAGCTCTGTCCGAAGTTTCCTTCGTATAGATTTGCTCGTGTTGGTTTTCGTACTGTTTGTACTCCAGGCCGAATAGTGCATTCAATCCTGGCTCTAGTTCTTTAACTAGCTGTGATCTTGAAATAGCCATAATTATATCCTCCTATTATAAGCCTGTAGCACCTTTAAGATAATGCTCGTTAATAGTAACAACACAGTTAACGTTAGCGCTTGCAGCGTCATTGTTTTCTGGGTCTTTACTAATGCCAAGTATTCTTAATTGTGCAGTAGTTGTATCGATCGTTCCTTTTGCAAGTTCTGATCTTGATACGTTGTTAGCACTGTCTCCAGCTCTGTAAGTGATGTCTGCATTTAAGAAAACATCTGCTTGAGCGACTGTAGAGTCAGCTTGTATTTCGAACCTTTGATAAGGATCGTCAGCCACAAATCCAACTATATCTGAAGCAGTAATTGCTCCTGGATAATAGTTCTTCCATGTTGGCTTACTACTTGATGGATCAGTGTAGAAAACACCGTTTAATGAACCTGCTAAATCATTACTTGATGATGTAGCAACTTCGATACCACCAGATGCAGCAACTTTAACTAGATCTTGGAAATAGATCGCTGAAGTTGTAGCACTAGCAATAACGTATTCAGTTAAACCGCCGTTAGCATCATTCTGACCCACTTTGCCTATTGGTTTTAAACCAAAGGCTGCGTCTTTATTTGCCATAGTTTACTCCTATTATATTAATTTATTTTGTTGGTTTAGAAATTGTTAATAAACTATTTCTTAGTACCACCAAAAGTTACACGTGTCTGTCGATCAACATTGATCGGCATACTTGGGTGCTGTTCCTTCATGAGATCGTTTTCAACTGCTTGATCTTGCTCTCTACCTTGCTCTGCATAGTATTGAGCTCTTGATTGCGCAATCTCTTCCGGTACCCTTGTCAGCACAAGGCCACCAACTCCGATCACTCCCGCGTATTTACCTTCTCCAATGACTGGGTAATCTGAATCTGGGTATTCATCAGCACGAACCATTTCGTAACCTGATCTTAATCTTCCAGATACGTTTTTAGTATCTTGGAAACCCATAGATTCTATTCTCACCCATCTATGTCGAAACCCATTAGGGGCCGGGGGTGCATCTAAAGATGACGGTGGAGTCCAGACTTTTTTTCGAGCTTCTTTTTCTCTAGTCTGACTCGCACGAGAAGCTCTTATTTCATTTTCATTACTCATATGCTTTACTCCTTCGTGATTAAGTTTAATTGTTTCGCATATTCTTCAAGTGGCACACCTAATTTATTAGCAATTGCTACCTGTGACGGCGTGAGTCTTACAGATTTGCGACCAGGTTTACTACTTCTGTTAGCCGAAGCTACAACTTGAGTAGGTTTACTCGTCGTATTTGTATTTACACTACCAAATTTATGCGGGAATTCAAGCTTTATTCTTCTATTAATTTCAGAATAATACTCGTCCGTTTGTGGGTCATAACCTTCCTCCTCAACTAGCTTTTTATGTAGGCTAAATGCGGTATATGTCATGGCTTCATCTTGACCAAACCAGGTATTCTTTTCAGCCCATTGTTGAGCTTTAGGATCTGGATTGATCGGTTGTTCTTGAACTTGACGCTGAATTTCAGGTTGTTTTACAACTCTTTCCTCAGCTTTAGGTTCAACAACTTGTTTAGATTTGATTTCAGCAAGTCTTGCTTCTTCATAACCTAATTTAGAGATTTCAGTTTGAGCAGCTATTTCAGCTTTCAAATCTCCATCCTCTCTTGCTTTTGCTAATCGAGCAGCAGCGGCTTCCATAGAAGATTTAATTCTATTTTCCATTTCAGATACATAACCTGTATCTAATTTAGAGAATCTAGATTTAAGATTTTCTTGTTCCACTTGAACTCTTTTTGCGTAATCTAAAGCAGCTTGTTCTCTTCTTTCTGCTTCACGCATTTTTCTAGTTAGCTTCGCAATTCTTCTCTTAACTGTTTCAGAATAATCTTCTAACTCGTTTTTCTTTTCTTCGTTTTTTTCTTCTGTTCCTTGGTCCGTGGTTGTGTCTGCTTGAACAGTAGACTGCTCATCAGATTTCTCAGCTGAGTCATTGGACTCAGTATTGTTTTCAGTTTCATTAGATACCTCTATGTTAGATTCAGTTGTTTGTTCCTCCGGTAATTCAACCTCGGCTCCTGGACCTGATGTATCTATGTCAACTGTTTTTTCTTCTACGTTTTGCATAGTCTTCTCCTATGTTAGAATTGGTGGAAAATATCTTCGGGGTTTTCCACTGTGGCTAATACTTCATCATCATTTAGAAGTCTAACCTCCCCGCCTTCTATTTGGATTCTGCTTCCCGCATAACGCGCAAAGATTACCCAATCACCCTTCTTGCACCAAGGACCTTCAGGAAATTTTTCCTTGTTATAACAATGTGGTCCCATGGAAAGAATGAGTCCGCAAGTCGAAGCGACTTGTGATCTTTCAATAGATTCATCAGCCAAATAAATTCCACCTTTAGTTTTTGCTTTTGCTTTAAAAGGTAAAACTAAAAGTCTCCAACCAGTTGGTTGTGGAAGTTTACTAGACTCTTTATCTTTTATTGAATTATGTTTATCAACAGCTTCATCAGCTTTTTTATTTTCTTCGTTGTATTTTTCTTCAAGCGCTAATTTAATCTTTGGGCTTTCCGAAGTCGACGACGTTTTCGGGTCTTTCAGTTTCATTTTTTTTATCCTCCTTTGGATTTAGCAGGTTTGATATTTCCTGGTCTATTAATTGATAGGCATGTGCCTGTCCTAAAAGATATTTATATTGATCCATATCTTTTACTCCTCCAGCAACCATAGTGTCACCTATGGACTGATAAGAATTTCTTAAATTTTTTCTGAGTTTAGTTACGAAACCTTCGTAAGTTAATTGTTCTGCCATTTAACACTTCCATCTTCTGCGAGCCTGTCTAAGTCTTGAGTTTGGATCTTTCGCAGCTGAAGGAAATTTTTTCATTTGGCCAGCACTTCTAGCACAATATGATTTACGTCGATTAGCAGCTTTTGATCCTGGCTTGACTTTTCCAGTGACCGCTGTTTTTAATTTAGATCCAGGGTTTTCACGTCTGTATCTTGCAACACCTGCTCTAGTCATACCAGCACCAGATTTAGTAGGTCTGAAATATTTCTTAGAACGAGGTGGTTGTTTATCAGGTGTTCTTGCCATAATAAATTATAGTATTAGCTTCTTTTTGATTTTTTTGCAAACGTTTTCACGTTAGTTGGCTTAGGGCCAGTGTTCTGGGCTTGGCGCTTTCTTCTGACAGCACTCGCCTTTTGCGAGCTTGTCATCCGTGTGGCTTTTGCAAGTGGGACGCACTTTGGATATGCTCTTTTGCTCCCCTTCGATCTTCCGCACGGTTGATATTTTCCGTTCTTCTTTGGAGCTCCTATATCTACCCATTTCTCTTTTACCCATTTTCTTAAACCACCTTGTGCCATTATTTTCTTTTTTTAGTTTTTTTCTTACCACCTGGTTTTATTTTACCAGAACAAACTGCAGACCCATACATATTAGCATATGCAGATGGATATACTTTAAATTTTCTTTTAGCCGCAGCTTTTCCTTTTGCGCAAAGTTTAGCCATTAGTTTTTACTTCCTCCAATGTATCCACCTATAACTCCAATCAATCCTGTAACTGACATTTTCATAAGTGTAATTACAGATTCATCTACAGGTCTATTTTCTTCTAGTGCTACAATATAATCTCCAATAATAATAGTACCCAATAAAATTAAAACACCGGTTGTAATTAATAAAACTACAATGTCTTTAAAATTTTTAATCATTATTTTTTCTTCTTTCTGGTAACTACTATTTTACCATCTACTTCTTTAACCTTCATTCCAGCTGATTCAGTTTGTCTTTTAAGCTGACTATACTTTTGTGCTGGAGTTAATTTTTTAGCCATTTATTGACACGATAAGCATTCATCAGAATCAGAGTCTAATGCTGCTAACGCCTCCTCTTTACATTGCTTGCTACAAAAATTATCGAACTCATCTTTTGCATCAAAAGCTTCTTTGCACTGTTGACATTGTTTTCTCATTATTTTTTCTTTTTCATTCTCATTTTAGATTTAGATACTTTTCCGCCTTTAGCCATGAAACCCATTTTGTTTCTAACTGCAGTTGGAAGTTTACCTAGAGATTTTTTCTTTTCTTTTGGAACTGGTTTTAACATTATTTTTTACTCCCATTGGTTTTGATTAAATCTGTTGCTTTGATTCCATAGATCGCTGCAACAACTGATACCCAAAGTGAAACGATCCACCAGGGCATTTCCTGAAGTTTCATAAAATACAAATCTAACTTAGCTTGTATCTCTTCATCTTCAGCAAATACAGAATAAAATAAAATAGCCAGTGGAGATGTGAGAACTAAAAGTACAAATTCGTCCTTCCAGTCGCCTTTTTGATTTTGAGCAATCTGTCCACTGTACTCAATTTCTCCACGTTTCATCTTTTCAGCATGCACAATACGTGCCTCTGACATTATAATTTCAGATTTTTTCTTATTCTTATAAATCTCAGCGCCAGTCTTTAATGCAGTGCCTATTAGACTCCACGGAAACATTTTACTTTAATACCACTTAGCTATTCTAACTTTTTCTGGCATAACTTTTTGTCCTTTTACTTTTTCAGACATAATTTCACCAGCTTTTGGAGTAGGAATTTCTTTCCCACCGTTTGGATAGCCGATTTCAGTTTTACCAGACATCATTTTTTTATTTTTTTTCATTATTTTCTCCTCTTCTTACTCATTCCTGCTTCAGAAAGAGCAATTGCGATTGCTTGTTTTCTACTTTTAACAGGTTTTTTAGATTTTCCAATCGGTAATTTACCTTTTTTGTATTCTCTCATGACTTTTGCAATCTTTTTTTCTGCTTTTTTCATTAATTATCCCCTTGTTGCTTTAATGCATGTTGTAAAACAGTTTTTTCAATAGAAGTATCTGCTCTTAGGTTAGCTAATTCTTCATTTTGTTGTAATTTTTGTTGATCAGTCATTTGATTCATCATTGCTTTCATCTTTTCAACGTTGATTCTTTCCTCGTCAACCTCTTTTCTTCTAGAATTTTCTTGTGCTCTAATGTCAAGTTCTCTTGATTTTAGTTTTGCAATAGGGTCATTACCAAAATCACCATTAATTTTCTTTTCTTCTTGTAAGAATTCATCCATCATCTCTGCAATCAATACAGCTTTTCTAGATTCAATCTTCATATTTAGTTGCATAACCATTTGTTGCATTTGTGGGTTTTGCATTGCTTGTGGATTTTGTTGCATTGCTTGTAGTTGCATAATCTCTTGTGCAAATTCCATTTCAACTTGTTCTAAAGCCATTAAAGAAATGTGTTCAAATATATTTTTTTGTAATGAAGCATTAATCACAGGATTATTTTTTGCAATATTTGTACTCATAAAATTCATATGAGCAGTAATATGAGCTCTGTGATCTTGTCCTTTAAACGCTTGAAAAGGTACACTTGATAAAGCATCAATATGTTCTAATGATGGATCTTTAGGTTGAGGTGGTTGTGGTTTTTTTAAAATCAAATCAATATTTTTTACACCTAATGCTTCATACATATTTCTGTATGCTGCATACAAATTATGAATTTGTGGATTCGATTGTGCCAATTGAAGTTCTGTTTGAGCCAAAGATATTCTTTGAGTTTGAGAAAATATATTTGGATCTGCAACTGGTAAAATATCTACTTTGTCATCAAAGTCCGCTTGTTTAATTACTCTTTGACCTCCAACAACATCATAAGGATATTCTTGTGGTAAATATAGTTTAAATACTCTAGCCAATAATTTAAATTCATTTTTAAGTGATACATATA